AGGCCTTCACGCAAGAAAGTGACGTTCTAGCATAAAAAAGCACCGAAAAGCATCGAGAACACCAAGCCGTAAGAGAATCACCCAAGCCAAGCACGGACCAACTCTCCTCCATGCTCCCCTACAGGTCGAGTATCGGGACCAAGGCCCGAAGGGCAGCACCGAGGTCGAGCCCGTATCCTCCTCCTTGCTCAGAGCCATGGAAGAAGCTTCGAAGCCATCAGGTCAGACTCCATGGCTCCATGATCCAGTCTCGAAGCCATCGAGACTCAGCTCCGATCGGTCAGGACTCCCGATCCCTTGGGATGTGGGTTGAACCCCACCCGGGACCGTGATACGGCTCCCGCGGGAGCCGCCTTACTTAGAATATCCCCTAGAGTATTCACCTAGAGTATCCCACTAGACTATGGTGAACGATTTTGGGGGTGGGCCCACCACGATAATGGGGGTGGGGCCACTACGATAATGGGGGTGGGCCACTACGATAATGGGGGCAGGTACCACGATTATGAGGCCGGACACGGGGAGCTGCTTTTCTTGGAAGTGTCTAGTTGATGAATCTTTGCCCGATGCCTAGATATCAAGGCGGCTAGCTCTGAGCTTCCCACTTATTACGTCAAGAATGGCCAAAAATAAGGCCCCGGCTAATCCGGGAACCTCTTCCCAAGACCAACCGGGGCCATGACTATTCCTAGGCCGTCACGTCTCCCTGATGCTCATGCCATACCGTCGTGCGAACAGCTTGCTCTTGAGCCTATACACGTCCGTCCTTATGCCTTTCACGTCCTCGACGACCTTACGGCCGTCCTCACGGTAGACGAAGTCGGCCACATAATAGACAGGCCGATAATGTCTGCCGTCCACGTCGAAGGCCGGTATGAGCTCATAACGCACCTGACGGCGGAGGTCTTCGATGAGTCCGTCCTTCTCCATGCCTTTCAGGACGAGATACCTGTAGGCCTCCTTACGCGAGTCGAAGGTGATACCATCCACCGTCGTCTTACGGGCATGGTATTTGCCCTGTCCTCCCCACATGGTTTACCTCCCGGTGCTTCCGAAGCCGTTATCGCCACGTTCCGTCCGATTGAACGCAGAGACCTGTTCCAATGTTTCGCAGACCACCGGAATCACGACCAGCTGGGATATCTTGTCACCGGCCTCGAAAGCGTAGTCCTCTCCTTTATTGTTGTAGAGCTTGACTACGATGCTTCCCGTGTAGCCCTCGTCGATGAGCCCGGTGCTCGTGATGCCGTGCTCGACGTTGAGGCCGCTCTTGCTGACGAGCAGCCCGGCACACCCGTACGGTAATGCCACGTGCACTCCCGTGTCCACGGCGACGCTCTCGTAGGCCGGTACGGTCACGGCCTCCGGAGTGCGCAGGTCCAGCCCGGCATCGGTCTTGTGGCCTCGCGACGGCATGTACGCTCCGTTATCCAACATGATTTCCATGGTGTTTCTCCTTTGTGGTATGATTATCGATGTCGGTAAGTTTTTTGGTTTCCCTTCCCGACTGCCTTTCATTGGATAAAATAATACCCACCCAGGTGAATGCCCGGGTGGGTATTATTTTTTTCGTATTCGTATCAGCGCTTGCTGTAGCCGCCGCTCAGCATCTTGACGAGCCAGTAGAAGAAGTAGATTCCACTCGTGCAGATAGAATAGATGAGGACCTTGAGGAATCCTGGGGCCTTCTTCTTGCCGCTGTCGTCCGGCTGGCTCGGCACTACGTTGTTGATGATGATAGGCTGCTGGGTCGGCTGCTGGGTCGGCTGGGTTTCCGTCTGGTTGGTGTTCTGCTCGGTCATTTCTATTCCTTTCAATTGGGTAGGTTTTTGATGTCCTACGTTGTTTGATGTATTCAGAATATCATACCACGTTAAGCGACACGCCGAACGAGCGACAGCCCATCAAGCACGCCGGTTGCAAACCGGGAAAAACGAAGCTATACATGATTCATGTACTTCATCGCGTATATATTCCCCTGATGAGTGCCCAACCAGGCTTTCCCCTCTTTCCCCGGTTGGGCACTTTTTTATACCCAAAACCTCCAAACCATGCCACGCATACCAACAACACACTGATGCGAAACAAATTGCCCGAGCACTTGAACCGTTATATAATAAGACCTATGAACGCTAAAGATTACACAGTAACGGTCCCTGAATACGCCAAGCGCTGGAAGCTCAACATCCAGACCGTCCGCCGCTTCATCCGCGAAGGACGACTCCACGCAGTCAAGGTCGGCAGATGCTACTTCCTCGACCCGGACGTAATCCCAGACAAAGACGGACGCTCGGCCAACGAGTAACCACACAACCAACCAGTCACCTTAAAGGGGTATCTGATCCAGGTACCCCTTTAACGACACCACAGTAAACAAACAACCCATACAACCACACCAAAGAAAGGCAACCAAAATGAATACCGAAATTCAGACATTCAACTTCAATAACGCAACATTGCGCACCCTGACCGATACGGCCGGCAACCCATGGTTCGTGCTCAAGGATTGCATGAGCATCCTTGGCCTAAGCAACCCAACCGAGACCGTCAAAATGTTTGATGATGATGAGTTCAGTACTACTGAAGTCATCGATTCGATTGGCCGCCGACAGCAAACGTACATCATCTCCGAAGCCGGACTCTACGGGCTCGTCTTAAAGTCTCGTAAGCCTGAAGCCAAGGAATTCAAACGCTGGGTGACCCACGAAGTACTGCCGACAATCCGCAAGCACGGCGCATACATGACCCAGCAAACCATCGACAAGACCCTCACCAACCCCGACTTCCTCATCCAGCTCGCAACCAAACTGAAAGAAGAACAGGAAAAAGTCAAAGCACTGGAACCAAAAGCCAAAACCCTCGACACTTTCACCAACGTCGAAGACAAACTGCTCATCCGTGACGCAGCAAAGGTCCTATCAAACTCCGGCACCCCAATCAGCGAAAAACAACTACGCGAATGGATGACCAACGACGGCTGGATCTACAGGTCTAACGGCTCATGGCATGCGACAGCGAAACACTGCACAGCAGGCCACCTCGTAATGGTCATGTCCACAAAGTACGCCACCAAGTCAGACGGCACGAAATTCGCCTTCCCCCCAACCGTACGCATCACCCGAAAAGGATTGACGCTACTCCACAGACGCCTCGCAGACACCATCCTGAACAAAGCCCTCGAAACAACCAACGACTAACCAACAAGGAAAGGACACAAACCCATGAACGATCCACACATCATCCTCCCCTCCGCCCGCCTCGTCGCAGACCCGGAACGGAAACAATCCAAGAACGGCACCCCATACCTGCTCATCCGCGTAGCCGCCAACGGCAGCCACAAAGACAAGCAGACCGGACAATGGGTCAACCACGACACCATGTTCGCCACCATCTTCGAATACGACCAGAAACGCGCGGCCACATACCTCCAGGGACTCCACAAAGGCACCCCGGTACGCGTCGAAGGCGACCTGAAATGGTCCACCGGCACCGACCGCAACGGCCAGCCTCGCACCGACTTCACCATCAGCTACGCGACCATCACCATGGTCCTAAAGAAAGCCAGATCACAGCAGTCCACCCCACAGCAGCCCACCCCACAACAGCAGGCCGCCAACTGGGACAACACCAACCAGCCCGACCCATACGCACAGTTCCCCGCCGTCGACGAATGGTAAAATAGAAAGAACGACATGAACAAGCAACATACCCCAATCAGTTACAAAGTAGGAAAAACCCTCGCCTACCTCCTCATCGCCATCGCAGTCATCCTCCTCATAACAGGAAGCGTCGCACTGCTGAAACTCCTCATCGGTTTCATCCTCGCCTGACCACAGCCCCCACACCCACGTGGGGGCTTTTTCATGCCTGCTAAAATAGGCAGTATGACAGAAGTAGTAAGAGACCACCGCGGCAGAATCATCAGCGGAGCATGCAACCCAACAGGCAAAGGCGGCTTCCAAGAACGCCCACAAGACCGAGGCTCCTGGACCAAAGACACCAGTCCAACCCGCTGGATCCGCGAATTCAGCAAGCTCACCGCCGAAGAATTCAACGAAAAAATAAAAGACCCAAACCTCACCATGGTCCAGAAAATCGCCATCAAACACATCCTCAACGCCTCCAAGGACCCAAAGGTCGCAGCCGACTACATCGACCGACTCGACGGCAAGGCCCGCCAATCCACCGACGTAAACGTCACCGGATACGAACCGCCGAACATCACACTCGAAGTCTTCGACGACAACCCAACAAACACTAAAGACAGCCAGTAAACACCTAAACAAGACACATGCAGATAGCAAGACCATACCGCGACCTATGGTGGTGGCTCCACACGGAGACGCCACCATACCGCTATTACTGCTATTCAGGCGGCCGAGCCTCAGGCAAAAGCACCGCCGTCGCCCAAAGCCTCATACTACGAGCCTCCGTACAACCAATCACCGTCCTCTGCGCCCGCGAATTCCAGAACTCCATCACCGACTCCGTCTACAAGCTCCTCACCGGAACCATCAAAAAATTAGGACTGCAAGGCTTCGAAATACGACGCGACGGCATCAGCCACATCAACGGCAGCAACTTCATCTTCCGAGGGCTCCACGACAACCTCCAATCCATCAAAAGCATCGAAGGCATCGACGTCTGCTGGGTCGAAGAAGCACAAACCATCAGCAAAACAAGCCTGACAACGCTCATCCCGACCATCAGACGCCCCGACTCGACCCTGATCTTCACCTGGAACCCCCTC